TAACTGGGAATACGACATCGCTACTGGAGAGAAGGTCCGCTATGTCGGACCTCTCTCCAAGACCACCACATCTACTCAAATCAATGAACTGACTCGTGAGGACGCTCTGGCCCTAGCCAAGAACTCCATGGCGTCAATGCTTGGTCGTACACCGAATAACGACGAAGTTGGGCAGTATCTCAACATCCTCAACGGCTACGAGCGCGAGCATCCGCAGACCACCACCACAACTACGGATATCGATCCAGAGACCGGTGAAGCCGCGAACACGAGTTCCGTCACCACTGGTGGCACTACATCGGCAGGGCGTCAGGCCCTGCTGGAAGAGCAGATGAAGCAGTCTCCGGAGTATGGAGCGTTCCAGGCTGCGACCACCGGAATGTCGTGGCTCGCCCAGGCGATCTCGAAGGGAGTGTACTAATGGCTGTGAGTGGTCAGCAGATCGTTGACTATCTTATGCAGTTCAGGGGCACTCCCTATGCCTGGGGTGGTAATGATCTACAGAACGGCATCGATTGCTCCGGCCTGATCCAACAGGGCATGGCTCACTTCGGAATCAATGTCGGACGCACCACATACACGCAGATCGGTGAAGGCAAGGCCATCGGAATGGGAGACCTTCAGGTCGGAGATGCGGTCTACTTCGATACGGATCGGAACTCATCCGGTCCGGATCACGTAGGCATCTATGTCGGTGGCGGTAAGTTTCTGCACGCGCCGAAGACGGGTGATGTCGTCAAGGTTTCAGACATGACCGACTCCTACTACTCATCGAGGTTCATGGGTGGACGACGATTTGAGGGTGTGGTTGGTGGAGGTCCTGGAGGAGACTACAGTTCCGATCCGTCATCCCAGACTCCGAAGGAAGCTCAGCTTGCGAAGTCGCTCAGCCCGGAGGAAATGGCCGCTCAGTACGGATGGGCGTACTCCTTCCTCAAGTCGGAGCCGAGTCTCGCAGGACTCTTCGACAAGATGGTGAGCGAGAACTGGACTCAGTCCAAGTTCAATGCAGAGCTTGCTCAGACCGACTTCTGGAAGAACAACGCCGATGTAACCCGCCAGGCACTACAGCTCAAGGCAACCGACCCTGCATCCTGGAATGCTGCGATCAACGCCAACAAGTTGGTCATCTCCCAGCTGGCCAGCAAGATGGGAGCGGCCGTTCCGGACGGCCTGCTCCCGAAGATGGCTGAGGATATGCAGATGTACGGCATGAACGAGGATCAGCTAAGGCCGATCCTGTCCGAATACATCGACTTCTCCAAGAACAACCTGACCGGTGAAGCTGGCATGCATGAGCACGTCATGCGCCAGTACGCGGGGGATATGGGAGTCGACCTCTCGCAGCAGAGCATCAAGAACTACGCCCAGCTGATGGTCAAGGGCATGACCACCATGGACGACTTCCAGAACTACATCAAGGAACAGGCGGTCTCCTCCTTTCCCGCGTATCAGCAGCAGATCATGGGTGGCGTCAAGATCAAGGACATCGCCAATCCATACGTTCAGAGTATGGCCCAGAGTCTGGAGATGAACCCGTTCGACATCACGCTCAAGGATCCTATGATCAAGCAGGCGATGAGTGGAGTCAACCAGGATGGTAAGTCCACCGGCATGACCATGGGAGACTTCGAGACCGTTCTTCGTGGTGATCCCCGCTGGCGTCAGACTCAGCAGGCGCAGAACAAGGTCATGAACATTGGTGCATCGGTACTGAGGAACATGGGGATGCTTAGCTAATGGGAATGTTTGACTTCATCAGAAACGCGGAGAAGCAGGCTGAAGGTGTAGTTCAACAGGTTGCCCGGCAGGGTGTGGGTGTCGCCAGTAGTGTCGCCAATCGTGGTTCACGCTCCGCCCCTTCAGGGGGCGGGCGTTCACCTAGTCGCACTTCGTATGCTGGTGTAGGAGGGGATTCATCGCAGACTCCTTCCGGACCGAAGATCGTCGATGACGAACTTGCCCGACAGTACGGAATGACGCTAGGTCTTCTGAACGCCTACCCGGAACTGAAGAATCTGTTCAATAGCATGGTGTCCGAGGGTTGGACTCAGGCCAAGTTCAATGCGAAGCTCGCCGAGACCAACTGGTACAAGAGCATGAATGATGCCCAGCGTAAGGCCATCATGCTTCAGTACACCGACCCGGCTACCTATGGGAAACTGTGGAACACCACACAGAACAAGATCCGACTGATGATGGCGGACATCGGAGCGGATCCGAACAACTGGGATCAGATCAACTCCATCTCTGCTAAGATCATTCATGAGGGCTATACGGATGATCAGGCTCGTGACTACCTGGGCCAGTACATCATCTTCGATTCCGCCGGACTTGCTCACGGCAAGGCCGGTCAGATCCAGCAGAACCTGAACTCTTACGCCTACCAGATGGGTGTGCAGAATTCAGACTGGTGGACACAGGATGCTATTCGAAACGTTATCCGTGGCAAGAGCAATGAACAGGACTTCAAGAACCAGATCATGGAGCAGAGCATTGCCACGTTCTCCGGCTGGGAGAAGCAGCTTCGCGCCGGTGCAACCATGCAGGATCTAGCCCAGCCCTACATGCAGAGCATGAGTCAGATCCTTGAGATTCCTGGTGGGCAGATCAACCTGTTCGACAACACGGTCAGGGGTGCTCTCCAGTGGAAAGATCCCAGTGGTCAGGCTGGAGCGAAGCCCATCTGGCAGTTCCAGAATGATCTCCGCCAGGATGACCGCTGGAAGAAGACCCAGAATGCACAGGATGCAGCCATGGGTACCGCACACAAGGTGCTACAGGACTTCGGGATGGTGTACTAATGGCACTAGCGGATAGCCTCTCCGGCGACAAGAGGAACGCCTATGAGGCGCTGAACAACCTGTTCAGTAGTTACGGTCTAGGCTCTCTAGCGCCAAAGATCTTCGACTACATCCAGAAGGGTTTCAGTGCCGACACCGTCAGCATCCTTCTGCAGGACACTCCCGAGTACAAACAGAGGTTCGCGGGGAACGAGGAACGACGAAAGCTTGGACTCCCCGTTCTGTCACCCTCCGAGTATCTGAGCGTCGAGTCCAGTTACCGCCAGATCATGCGGCAGGGTGGGCTGCCGCAGGGGTTTTATGATCAGGCCTCCGACTTCAACGATATGATCGGCAAGGATATCAGTCCTACGGAACTCAAGCAGCGAGTGGATATGGCTGCCCAGGCTTCCACCTTGGCGAACACTAACTACAAGCGAGCGCTTGAGCAGATGTATGGAATCGATCAGTCGCACCTGACTGCATACTTCCTTGATCCGGAAAGGGCTACTCCACTTCTTCAGCGTCAGGCAGCAGCTGCGGCTATCGGCGCAGAAGCCCTTAAGAGGGGCTTCCAGCCGAGTAGTCAGAGTGAGGACTTCGCAACCGCAGGTGTCACTGCCGCTCAGGCTGCTCAGGCCTACGGTCAGATGGCAATGGAGATGCCTGACTATCAGAAGATCGCATCTCAGTATGGTGAGAAGGTCAGCCAGTTTGAGATGGAGAGGGCTCTCTTGGAGAGCAACACCACTGGAAACCAGGCTGAAGGTGGCTTCATGAAGGAGTCTCCTCAGGCCAAGCTTGAGCGCCTTGCTTCATGGGCGAGGGCCAATGCCACCGGTTCTCGTGGTGCAGCCCAAACGGGACTTGCACAATCTACTTCAGGCATGGTATAGATGTAATGAGCGGGGAAGGTTCTCCTCCTCTCCCTTCCCCGCTCCAAGTTTCGACAGGGAAAGAGACTACCCCAGTCCGCTGCATGCAGCGCTGTCGAACATCTGGATATGGCCTAGTGGCAAGGGCACCTGTTTTGGGAACAGGGGATCGAAGGTTCGAATCCTTCTATCCAGACGGGCGAGGGGTTGCCCCTCCTGTTCGGGTCGAATGCCGAACAAGGGCGTACGCCAACACGTACGCCCACAATGCGGAGTAGTTCAGTGGTAGAACAGCGGTTTCATAAGCCGTACTGTCACGGGTTCGAATCCCGTCTCCGCCACGTGATTAAGAATGGTGTTAGCTATGACGATGGATGGACCTTCTACTGTCTAGAGTGCGACTACATCGGCAACCTGGACTTCTCGTTCCTGGTGTTCACCGACTCGGAAGAGGAAGTGGTCAGGGCGGAAAAGTATCACAACGACACGAATCACTAGCTCACGTTTTAAGCCTTACTCATCTAACGGAAAGATACCAGTCTTCCAAACTGGGAATGAGGGTTCGATTCCCTCGTGAGGCTCCAGGAAACCCACCGACCGGCCGGGGTTCCTTGTAATCAAGACCGGAAGAACCAGCGCAGCAAGCCCACCCCGGGGCTTGCTAGATGGGGTTCGACACAGATTAGGGAGTATGTCGTGAACTACGACAATGCGTGGGAACCGCAGGGCGAAGAGAAGTCCGGAATCCGTCAGTACATCCAGTCCCTTGAGGACAAGGTCAAGGCCATGGAGACTGAGCGGATGAAGGAAAAGGCGGATGCCGAAAAGGCTGTGAAGTCCGCCACGTTCGAGTCCCTGGGTATCAAGTCCAGTGTGGCGTCACTGTATAGCGGTGACGCGAACCCAGACGCCATCAAGTCGTGGGTCACGGACATGCGCAGCGCCTTTGGTGGCGCTGCTCCTGAGCAGAGTGATCAGGGACAGACCTCACAGAGGCAGGCCGAGCCTGTTCTGACTAGTGACCAGCAGCAGCAGTATCAGCGAATGGTCGACGCGGGTCAGTCTTCTGACACCAACACCCTTGCGGACATGAATGCAAGGCTCGCTCAGGCTACCAGTCGTGATGAACTTCACCAGATCTGGCGGTCCGGCAACTTCTAATACCAGGCCGCTAGCTGGTCCTACCTCATGAGAGGGTGACATGGCTAACGCCTTTACCGGCACGGTTGCGATGAGCAACCTTGTCCAGACTGCTTACGACCGTACGCTTGAGTTCGCTCTGCGTGCGGAACCACTGTTCCGTCGTGTGGCGGACAAGCGACCAGCTGCTCAGGCTATGCCTGGTGCGAGCGTCGTGTTCGAACTGTACCAGGACCTGAGCCCTCAGATCACCCCGCTCAACGAGCTGGTTGACCCTGACGCTGTGGCGGCCGGACAGCCGACCACCGTGACCGTCACTCTCAACGAGTACGGTAACGCTATCCTGGTCAGCAACAAGCTTGACCTGTTCTCGTTCACCAACGTGACCGAGGGTCTTGTCAATCAGGTTGCGTGGAACCTTCGTGACTCTGTCGACACCATCGTTCAGAACGTTCTGGCGACGTCCACTCAGACCGTTCGCCAGGACCCTGCCACTGGTGCGATCACCTACGGTTTCGGTACCACTCCGACTCAGCCTACCGCGCTGACGTCCATCGGTAACACCGCCAACAACAACATCGACTCCGATGTCGTTCGTTTCTCGGTTACCAAGCTGCGCAGCAACAAGGTTCACCCGACCGAGGGAACCTACTACACCGCCTACATCCACCCGGATGTGTCGTACGACCTTCGTCGTGAGACCGGTAACGCTGCTTGGCGCGACCCGCACAACTTCTCTGCTGCGGCGAACATCTGGATGGGCAACATCGGTGAGTACGAGGGTGCTGTCTTCCTTGAGAACCCTCGTTGCATCAACGCTCAGGTTGGTGCTGGTTCTGGTGCTACTCAGACCCGCGTGTACAACACGTACTTCGTTGGTCAGCAGGCCCTTGCGGAGGCCTGCGCTGAGGAGTTCCACACCATCCGTGGTCCGGTGGTCGACAAGCTGACCCGCTTCCAGCCTCTCGGTTGGTACGGTGTGGCTGGCTGGTCGATCTACCGTCCGGAAGCTCTGATCCTGGCGCAGACCAACAGCTCGGCTCGCCCGAACGCGTAGTCCCTTAAGGGGCCAGCCTTTAGGGGCTGGCCCCTTTCTTGTGGAGGGAGAGTAATGTCCGGACAGGACAACGTATCCTACACGTTCAGGAAGAACAGCACTCCGTTTGTCATTGACAGAACCCCCGGGCAGAACGATTCGGTTCTTATCTACACGGCAAACAACTCGCAGACGGCTTACATCCCGGATGCTTCCACCGTTACGCCAGGAAAGGTCGTAACGTTCGTCAACGCCAGTAGCGGCACACTGACAATACTCTGCGTCAATCAGTTAGACGGGGTTCCCGGTGGAAGCAAGGCTCCTGCAAAGTCCGCATCGTTCCTGAGCGATGGTTTCAACTGGTTTACCGTGGATGTGACGTAATGACAAACTGGCACTTCCAGACTCCAACGGTAAGTGAGGCTCCGTTCGCATGGAATGACCTCATGATCCGTTACAGGATGGATCGTGGAGTCACCGTGTTCCAGACCGCTCCAGGTCCCAACTATCAGCTAGAACGGTACTACGCGTACACCGATGAACTCGGAGCGAAGAACCTTCCGGCTCAGCCTTCACAGCCTTCGATCATCCCCACTGGGTTGAACTACTTTCGCGGGGGATACGACTGGATCGTGGATGACACGACCAAGGCTGATCTGATCAACAGTGGCATCGGGATCACCAATGCCAACTTCACTCCCGCGTAGGTGGTCATGCCTTACACCGAGAAGCAGCGGGCTATGTTCAACGCCCGCGCCAAGAAGGATCCGAAGTTCAAGAAGCTTGCTGAGGAGGCGAACTCCATGCCTGTGAAGCGGCCCGTTCGAAAGAAGAAGAAGAATGGCTAAGCCTAACAAGAAGGCTCCACTCGGACAGGGTGGCCGTTTCGCAGCTGTTGAGGCTGCCGCCAAGAAGGGCGGCGCCAAGAACCCTGCTGCTGTTGCTGCCGCTGTCGGCCGTAAGAAGTATGGCGCTACGAAGATGGCGAAGATGGCCGCGAAGGGGCGTGGCAAGTAGTGAGTGACATGATGAATCGCTTCACTTATCATCCGCCCAAGGGTGATCAGACTCTTCGATATGAAGCCCTGAGGGCTTCCGGTCGTCATCTTGCTGAGGAAATCATGGAGTTCGCTCCGGATTCCCGTGAGCGCTCTCTTGCGCTCACGAAGGTTGATGAGGCAATTATGTGGGCGAACGCTGCGATTGCGAGGAACGAGTAATGGTTCATATGCCTTACGACCCAGCGACTCACCATGGTGCTGTCGTGTACGGTCCGGTGTTCGGATGCACCGAACCTTGCTGCGCTGGTGCGACTCCTGGCGGTAACCACACCATCACCTGGGCTAACGAGAAGTCCGTTCAGGAGTGGAACAACGTCAACGTCATGAAGCGTCACACCGAGGCTGCTCTTGGTTCCGACCATGATGCTTATGCTCAGGGGATTTACACCACTCACCACTTCGGTTCCGATGTCTACGGGACGGAGGACTAATGACCTACGAAGAGTTCAAGTCCATGGTTGATCACGTCAGAGATCAGAATGAGTTGGAATATCAGGAGTATATGACTAGGCGCGAAAGCTCCAATGCGGCACTTCGCGAATGGCTCAAGGATAATCCACTCGGGGTTGACTAATGTGCAGGACCGGATGCCCCACCCAGGACCACCGATCCTATGCCGAGTGCGCACGTGAACTTCGAATGAATACCGGAGTGCTCCTGACTGTAGAGCAGAAGGAGTGGAACCGAGAGCTTGATGCCTACGCAAGGGCTAAGGCCGAGGGTATTCAACCGGATGGAACCAAGATGCACAAGATCGAAGCAGCCAAGAAGATGAGCGACGCTACTGGCGTCGCCTATGGAGCGTAACTATGCCTTCCCAGATCGTAGCAGTCGAGGGCGGTGTCGATCCGGTTACCGGCCGAACCGGTAACCAGTTCCCCATCC